CGGGTGTGGCGGAATTGGTAGACGCACCAGATTTAGGTTCTGGCGCCTATGGCGTGGGGGTTCGAGTCCCTTCACCCGCACCACTGTAACCCCTTGAAATCAAATAAATCCCTTGCAAATAAGGCACTTTGGCCGTTCAACGGTTACAGTTTTGGTTACAATCGGGGTTTTCAATGGCTGGCAAGGTCAGGCACTTAATCAATCGTTCCGGCAGGTATCATGCGCGGCTTGTGGTTCCCAAAGACCTGCGCGGAATCGTAGGTAAGACTGAACTGCGCAGCCCTTTGGGTGCTGACTATCGGCAGGCTTTGAGATTGCTACCCGGTGCGGTGGCGCAGCTACAGCACCAGATCGCGCAGGCGGAGCGCAGCGCAGGGCAGGGACGCGCACAGACCGGCCCCGCACGTTACCCGCTGGCACCCGACCAGATTGCCCTAAGTCATTACATGCAGCGGCTGGCGTTTGATGATGAATTGCGAAACGATCCGCGCTACGTGGCAACCGGCATTGATGATCTTTATGTCCACAGGCTGCGCGATGCAATTGCAGGCCGCGCCAGTAACGACGAGATGGCCGCGCTGATCGGTGACCAGCTTGAAAGGTTCCGAGCCGCAGGTAACATCGATGCAGCGCAGGGCAGTGATGAATGGCGCGTGATCGCCCGTGCATTGTGCAGCGCAGAGTTAGAGGCACTGGCACGGGCCGCAGAACGCGACGAAGGCGACTTTAGCGGCATCCCTACAACGCCGCTCATTAAAAATGCTGCACAGGCCGATAAAGCACCCACGCCGGTCAGCCTCACAGGGCTATGGACCGATTACCTAAATAGTCGCATGCAGGCGGGCTTCATGCGTGACAAGGGGCAGCGGCTGCGCCCAGTGATCGACAACTTGCGCAAGTTTCTCAAGCACAACGACGCTGGTCGCGTGACGAAGAAAGACGTGCTGGCTTGGCGAGACCACCTTATGAAAACGCTATCGCCAAAGACAGTGAACGATATCTACCTCTCAGCTTTAAAATCCGTGATCGCTTGGGCTGTAGAAAATGATCGGTTGCCCGAGAACGTGGCCGCAACAGTGCGACAGCCAAAGCCGCGGAAAGTGTATGGCCGTGAACGTGGATACACCGATGACGAAGCCAAGAAGGTATTGAAGGCGTCACGCACGTATCAATCGACACCGGACGAGTTTGGACGTGTGCGTGAATCTACGCAAATGGCGAACGTGAAGCGATGGGTGCCGATCATCTGCGCATTTACCGGTACGCGTGTTTCCGAAATCATCCAACTGCGCAAAGAGGACGTGACAAAGGTAGGTGATTACTGGGTGGTGCGGATCACACCGGACGCAGGTACAGTGAAGGCCGGTGGATATCGTGATGTGCCGCTGCATGCACAGATAATAGAAGCGGGGTTTATCGAATTTGTAGAGGGTTCCGACAATGGCCCGTTGTTCCACAATGCGACGAGGGCTGAGAAGTTTAGAAGTGCAGCTGTGATTGTCTCAAACAAGCTATCCGACTGGCTACGCAAGAACGGTCTGGTGCCTGATGGAGTTCAACCAAACCTCGCATGGCGGCACCGGCTCAAAACACAGTGCCGCGAACTTGGTATCTCGGATCGTGTCGCTGATGCAATCCAAGGCCATGCGGGTAGGACCGCCGCTGATAACTATGGCGATGTCACAATCAAGACCAAGGCCGATGCAATCGCGAAGCTTCCACGGTACCAGTTGATCTAAATGAAATGTAATAACATAACATTTTAGGGATTACCGATGGTTACAAGGTGTGGTATATAGATACCACGCTTAGCACCTTTCGGATTATCCATGTCCATAATTAAACGACTTTTCAGCAAGCCCGAAACTAAAGCCTTGACTCTATCGGACCCAACAGCTTTCGAGCTGTTCGGCCTGACCCCTACGGCTTCCGGCATTCATGTTAGCGGAAACTCAGCCCTGCGCGTTCCAGCCGTTGCGTGCGCCGTGGCGCTGATCTCTGAGACCATCGGTGCCATGCCAGCTAAGGTGCACCTTAGCGCCACCAAAGAAGCCGCCAAGGACAGTACCGCGTATAAGCTGGTGCATGGTGAGGCAAATGAGTGGACCAGCGCAGGCCAGCTGCGTGAAGCCCTCACCATCGACGCCCTACTGACCGGCAACGGCTTTGCCCATGTCGCGCGGCTGACAGATGGCACACCCTTTGGGCTGCACCGGCTGGACCCGGCTACGGTGCGCACTGATTATGAGCCGGACGGTGAACCTTTCTACATCGTTCAGACTGATCAGGGACCGCGCCGCTACAGCTACCGCGATATCCTGCATATCCAGCCGTTCGGTGGCGTCTCACCGATCACCCTTGGCCGTGAAGCTATCGCCCTCAGTCTTGCCTTCGAACAGCACATCGCCAGCCTGTTTGCCAATGGCGCGCGCCCTTCTGGCATCATCAAAAGCGAAAAGGTGCTGGACGTAGAGGCCAAGAAAAAGATCGCGGCTTCTTGGTTCAACACTCATGCGGGGCGCAACGCCGGCGGCACCGCGATCTTGGACGAGGGCATGAGCTACGATCAGCTTTCTATGACCCTTGCCGACGCGCAGTTCGCAGAGAACCGCCTTGAACAGATACGCGAGATCGCCCGCGTCTTTCGGGTGCCGCCTACCATGCTCTTTGAACTGACACGCGGCACATGGTCCAACACTGAGGAAATGGCGCGCCAGTTTTATGCCATTACCCTTAAGCCATGGCTGACAAGCTGGGCATGGGCTTATGCGCGCGTCCTGTTCACGCCAGAGGAACGCGCCGCGTTTATGTGGAATTTGTCACCGATGACCTGTTGACCACGAACGCCGCCGCCCGTGCCGGTGCCTATGGGCAATACCGCAGCATGGGCGCGATGACAGCCAACGAAGTGCGCAGCGGCTTAAACCTCGCACCCCTGCCAGACGGTGACAGCTTAGCCAACCCCTACACAACGTCCGGCGCGGCTGACCCGGCACCAGAAGGTGACACAGTATGATCACGCACCGCGCTTTCTTTGGCACTGCCGAGCATGCTTTTTGCCTGACCGATGACATGATCACCGAACTGGAACGGATCACGGACATTGGCATCGGTGCATTCTATCAACGCATCATCGCGATGCACTTCAAAGCCGCAGACCTTGCCGAGATCATCCGGCTTAGCCTCATCGGTGCTGGGATGCACCCGCAAGAGGCGATGCAGCTTGTCGGTACTTATGCGCGCAATCGCCCCATGTCCGAAATTTTCCCATTGGCGCTAGATATTCTTGACGCCCGGTGGAACGGCACAAACGCCCCGGCAACCGGAGATATACCACAATGACAGACCGCATTGAAATCAAGGCGGTACTGTCCGTCACTGACACCGGCGAGATCACCGGTACAGCATGGCCCTATGGCACACCAGACCGCGTAGGCGACATGATCGAAAAGGGCGCTATCACCACACCTGCAACCCTGCCCATGCTGTTCGCGCACGATCAGGGTCAGGTCATCGGCGTCTGGGACACTATCACAGAATCTGACACCGGCCTGACCGTAAAGGGGCGCTTGCTGGTGGATGACGTAGAGCGTGCGCGTGAAGTGCGCGCTATGATCCGTAGCAAGGCCGTCACCGGCCTGAGTATCGGCTTTGTGACGAACAAGGCCACCCCCCGCGCCAAGGGCCGCACGATCACCGCGCTGACCCTTCATGAAATCTCTGTTGTCGCCATCCCGTGTCATCCGGGCGCGCAGATCACGTCCATCAAGTCCGATGACACCACCATGAACAAGGAAACCCACATGGAACCCGAAGAAATCGAACAAATGATTGCAGACGCAATCGCAAACATTCCGGCCAATGACGCGCCCAAAGCCGATCAAAAGGCTTTTGACGCGGTAGTCAAACGGCTGGACGCTATGGAAGCCAAGGCCAACCGGCCCCAAGGCGTTCATATCACCGGCCCCGTAGCTGACGAAGAAACCAAGGCATTCGGCAACTTCCTGCGCCGTGGCGTTGAACGTATCGCACCAGAGGAAGTCAAAGCCCTGACGGTTGGCACAGACGCCAATGGTGGTTTTCTCGCACCCAAGGAATTTGGCAGTGAGCTGATTAAGCTGCTGAACGAGTTTTCACCCCTGCGCCAGTATGCGAAGGTGATCCAGATCAGCGCCCCGTCGATTACCTACCCGCGCCGCGTCACCGGCACAGCTGCGACATGGGTCGCCGAGATCGCCAGCCGCACCGCATCCGGCATGACGTTTGAACAGGTGACAATGACACCGCACGAGCTAGCGACATTCACGGACGTGTCGAACGCGCTGCTTGAAGACAACATCTATGATCTTGAAGGCGAGCTGCTGTCTGACTTCGCGGAGTCATTCGCGAGAACAGAAGGGCTGGCATTCGTCAAAGGTACTGGCGCTGGTCAGCCGTTCGGCATCATGGCCGAGTCTGGCATTGCCGAGCTAAAAACCGGCGTTGCGGCGAACTTCCCCGCGTCAAACCCTGCTGACGTGCTGGTCGCCATGTATCACAAGATCGCCACGACCTACGCTCAGTCCGGTGTCTGGATGATGAACCGCAACACGCTGGCAATCGTCCGGCAGTGGAAGGATGGCAATGGCCGCTATCTCGTGCTTGATCCGATCACCGCGGGCGCACCCTCGACATTGCTGGGCCGCCCTGTTGTTGAGATGGTGGATATGGACGATATCGGCGCAGACAAAAACCCGATCCTGTTCGGTGATATGTCCGGTTATCGGATCATCGACCGCGTTGGCCTGACCACGCTGCGCGACCCCTATAGCTTGGCCACCAACGGTCAAGTGCGGTTCCATGCCCGCAAGCGTGTCGGTGCTGACATAACGCACAAAGACCGCTTCGTTAAGCTGAAGTGCGCGGTGTAAGCGACTATGAACACCCGGCCCGCAACTGACGTTACCCTGACCTACGGTGATCACACCGTATGGCTCAGGCCGTCTTTGCGGGCCGCTACTGTGTTAGAGCGCATGCACGGCGGCTTTGTGCCGCTGCTGCAAAAGGTTCAGCAAGGCCATATCGGAATGCTGCGCGAAATTGTCCTTAATTCTGCTACGGATCGCGCAGCTGGTCAGCGTCTTCTACACGCCCTGAAAGGTGCCAAGTTGAAGGACGTGCAAGAAACGCTGACCATACCTGCCTTCGCAATTCTCACAGCGCTGATGACGCCCGACCTCGCCACAGGTCAGGCAGAGGCCACGAAGGCACCGACCGGTAAGCCTGTTCAATGGGCTGACTTCTACACCGACGCCTACAAGATCGCGACCGGCTGGCTTGGCTGGACACCGGACACGGCATGGTCAGCCACCTTACCTGAAATACTGCGAGCCTTCGACGGTCACATCGACCAGCTGAAAGCCGTACATGGTAGCACAGAGGATAACACCAACAGTACCCCGGCGATGTCAGCCGATCAGCGGCAAGCAAACATCGACGCTGGCCTTGATCCTGAATTCGACCGGGAAGGCTTGCGCGCACTAAAGGTGCGGCATTCACAGGCGCGCTACTTATGAGCCGCCCGCCACACCTTTGCCGTTGCGGTAAGATCGTGCCACACGGCACCCGCTGCGCCTGTCAGATCGCCAGCACCCGTGCCCGTAACAAGCGCCACGACGGCAATCGCCCCACAGCCGCACAGCGCGGTTACAACGGTGCATGGCGCGCATTGCGCAAAGCTTTCCTTGCAGCATTTCCACGGTGCGCAATGTGCAACGCACCGGCCACCGTAGTAGGTCATATTATCCCGCATAAAGGCGACATGGTGCTGTTCTGGGACAAGAGCAATCTCCAGAGCCTCTGCGCCCCTTGCCACAACCGGCGCAAACAACGGCAGGAGCGTGCTACATGACCCAGCAATACGCAAATATCTTAAAGCTGCTTCAATGCTTCAAGCTCGGGAAAGGGTCGGTAAACTACATCGGGTCGAGCGCAGAGCGGGTTATTCAGAGTATGTCCGACGAGCTGCCCATTTCGGATGGAAATCGCCATCGATTGGCGTCCAGTGTATCCGCCCATCTTGTTCTTGCTGTTTGCTTTAACACAGACGCCCTGCGTCCCATTCGCGAACGTAGCGACGTTGGATATTTCCGCATCTCTAACGGAGTAAGGATCCGCAAGCCAATCACGTGCATCGCGGACGATCTGCGCTTTTATCGAAGAGCTTACGGGAACAGATGCGGCAATAGCCCCACTGTAATTCTCTGCAGGCTGGGTATCACACCCAAACAATGCGGTAGCCAAAATCAACACGGAAAATCGTTTCATTATGAGTCTCTGATTCTGAGGGCGGAATGCCAACAGCTGGACATCACACTAAGCTTATTGCGCAATCAAGATAGAAAGCATTCGCTATGAGCGCAGAACAAAACCTCTCGCGCGAAGTGCTGTTGGTCACGGTGCAGGACGCCCTAAGCGGCTGCACCAGTTCAGGTGAGCCTAAGTCTGCGAAGCTGAAGGCGACCCAAGAGGCGCGGCACTACCTGACCATTGCCAACCCTGACTTTGATTTGGTCTGCACGATGGCTGACCTCGACCCGGTTGCTGTGCGTGACGCGATAGCCAAGCGCCTGCTTGATGCACCATCACCAAGAGGCTTGAGCGCAACTAAACGCCAAGCATCCCGCGATGAGCATTCAGGCAAGCTGATCACTCACAACGGTGAAGCCATGCGCGCAAGTGCATGGGCGAAGCGCATCGGTGTGAGCACTCAGACCATCCATGCACGGCTCAAATGGGGTTGGTCAGTTGAACGCACGGTGACCACACCGCCAAGGTCACGCCGCCGGGGGGTAGGTCCAGACTTTGGGGAGGGGCAGAAGACCGGCGCGATGACAGCCGCACAAGATGGCAGTGAAATAGATTTTACAAAGGAAACCCAACAGTGAGTAACGTAACGCTGGGGCTGATCAAGGCGCAACTGAACCTCGAACACGATCTTGACGACGGCCTGTTGCGGCACAAATTGCGCGTCGCTGAAGAATGGATTGCGAACCACACTGGTAAGCCCTTTGTTGATCCTATTCCGGCTTCCTTCATAGAGGCCGCGCTACAGCTGGCCAGCTTCTGGTATGTCAATCGTGAGGCCGCGACAGACATGCGCCTGAGCGCCGTGCCATTTGGTGTGCTAGAACTGATTGCCCCTTACCGCGAGAGTGTGACCGGCCATGTCGCGACTTAAAGGATCAGCGGAACTCGAAAAGCGCCTGCTGGCGATACCCCGTGGGGTATTGGTAGAACTGCGCCCCGCGTTGGTTAAAGGCGCGCAGGACATTGAATCTGCTATGGAAATGCTAGTGCCAGAAGATCAGGGCGACTTGCTAGGCAGCATTCAAGTCACCGGACCCGGCGAAACGACATCTGATTATGCTGAGGGCGGTGGCAGCGTCACATTGAAAGAAAATCAGGCGGCGGTCACTGTGGGCAATACCGACGTGCGGTATGGTCATATCGTTGAGTTTGGCAGCGTGAAGATGGAAGCGCAGCCATTCATGCGGCCTGCGTTCCGGCTCAAAAAGGCCAAAGTACTGCGCCGTATCCAGAGCGCCATCACAAAGGCAATAAAAGCGAACAGTGGCAAATGATGATTGAACCATCTGTAAGCCTGCAAACCGCCCTGCGCGCCACCCTGATCGCAGACCCGGCAGTTACCGCACTGGTGCAGCCTGAGCATATCCGCGCAGGCCGTGCTGACCGCTTTCCCTGCGTGATTATGTCCGGTGCCAGCACTCAATATCTGGGCCGCGCGTCCGGTGATCAGCACCTTGCCCGCGTGAACCTCGATTGCCACGTCTGGGCGATTGAAGACGGTCCGGACACTGCCAAGGCTATCGGCTTTGCAGTGAGCCGCGCGGTGATTGGCATGGCCGACGCTCAGGACGGTTTCGACATTGATCAATTGGACCAACCCCGCGTGATCTGGTTGCGCGACCCACAGCCTGAGCTTGCCTACACACACGGCGTGATTGAGATCGAAGCCGTAATCCGGTGGCGGTATTGACCATGACCATGATGAAAGCAGGCGCAATGCGCCACCAGATCACACTGGAGCGGATGACAGAAACGGTGCAACCCTCCGGTGCCGTTACGCAGATATGGGCCAGCTACGCCACACCGCGTGCCGAGGTGGTCCAACAAGAGCTTACGGACTATCTGTCCGGCGCTGGCGAAGGCACGACCGGCACGATCGCTTTCCGGCTCTGGTATGTACCGAACGTCTCGACCGCTGACCGGATCACCTACAACGGTGCGACCTATGCAATCTCCGGCGTGTTGGAGATCGCCAACGGTCGCGGGTTGGAGATCAGGGCGGTGACGCAATGAGCGTACATCTGCGCGGTGTGAAGCCGCAAGTATCCACCTCAAAAGACGCCCTCACAAAAGCACCGCGGGTGCCTGAGTATTTTAGCCCATTCGCCGCGGCTGAGTGGAAACGCATCATGCCTGGTCTGATCGCCGCGCGCATCCTGACCAAAGGCGACCTTGGCGGTGTGGAAGAATACTGTCTTATGCGTGGCGTTGTGCGCGAGATTGAAACCAACCGCGCCTTGAATGGTGGCGAGATCGACGCCAAGCTGTTCGGCGTCCAGAACCGCGCAGCACAGACCGCACGCCAGCTTGCCGCAGAGCTGGGATTATCCCCGGTCAGCCGTGCGCGCATTGGCACCGCAAGGGATGACGACGCAGACAGCGGCTACGTCAACCCGCTCAGTATCAAGTGAATGGACGGCTCAGGGATCATAGACGCGACACAGGCGGAATCCGTCGAATTGCCCTCGACCTATCCGGCGTGGGTGCATGATACATCGCCTATCCCTGACCCGCTAGGACATGGTGAACGCGCCGTGCAATTCTTGCGCGCCCTAAGACACCCGGCATCCGATGCACCGGGCCGTGCCTTTCAACTCGCACCATGGCAGGAAAGAATAATTCGCCGGATTTATGGCCCGCGCCACCCCGATGGCCGCAGGATCGTGCAGACGGTGTTCATGCTCATTGGCAGGGGTGGTCGCAAGACCAGCTTGGCAGCTGGGCTGGCGCTGTTGCACACCATAGGCCCAGAACGCCGCCCCGCTGGTCAGGTGGTCGCGGCGGCGGCTGACAGGGATCAAGCGGGCATCCTATTCCGGGAAGCCGCAAACATCATCCGCGAAGACCGCAACCTAATCGCGGCGACGAAGATTTACGACGCCCACAACGCCCCAAAGAAGCTGGTTTTCAAAGCGCAGGATATCACGCTGAAGACATTATCGAGCGACGCCGCCGCCGCCCACGGCCAAACCCCGGCGATGACTTTTGTAGATGAACTCCACGTGTGGAAGGGGCGCGACCTATGGGAAGCGCTTAGATCAGGTGCCGCCAAGGTAGATGATAGCCTGACCGTGATCGCCACTACCGCCGG